CAACCGCACCGCTAACAATTGAACCAAGTATTGATGTAATCCAAGCAGGGTTTGAGTACGATCCAGTTGTATAAACACCGTTAGTCACAGTTGCGGCATTACCGCCAATGTTCAAAGAAGTTGCTGTGCCTGTTAACCCTGTGCCTGGGCCACTAAACTGTGTAGACGCAGTAATCGTTGTGCCACCAACCGTAGAACCGCTTATGGGCGTTCCTGAAATACTGCCGCCAGTAATTGATACGTTATTAGCATTCTGTGTAGACATTGTGCCTAAACCAGAAATTGCCGTGTTTGGTATGGTTGTAGATGCCGTTGCTGTGCTTGCACCGTTACCATACAAATAACCCGTAAGGTTTGACGCGCCAGTACCACCGTAAGTAGGACTAATCAGCGAGGCATTCCATGTTCCCGCGGTCAACGTGCCTACACCCGTAATACCTGTGTACGAACCAGAAATAAGCGACGAAGCAATCGTGCCAGACGTGATTTGTGATGCACCAATCGCAATTGCAGTCGTTGCCGCACTTGTTAATTGACCTTGTGCGTTGACAGTAAATGTACCAACGCTAGACGCTGAACCATAAGAGTTAGCAGTAACAGTCGTATTCGTAATGCTGAAAGTATTAGAGCTAAGGGTTAACCCTGTTCCTGCAAAATATGTACCGTTTCCTGAAAATTGCACCCAAGGCATAGCAGTAACGCCAATTGTGCCTGTAGAAGATGCCGTACAAACCCATCCTGTATTAGCTTGTGAACCATTTAAAAGTACTGTGTATGCGCCTGAAACTTCAGACCATACATTCATATCGCTTGCTCTTGTCCAAGCGCTTGCAGATGCAATATAGATGCCGTTTTGTGACGATGTACCTTGGTTTTTAACTAATACTCGATCACCAGAAAGTGTCGTATAAGTATCAATTGTTTGCAAACCAGATAACGTAATTGATACAGTCGTACCAACAGCACACGCCGCCTTTGGGCCAAGACCCTGCGCTACCGTATCAACATATAGCTTATTTGCTATATCAGAAGCATTTGATGGCGAAGTACTAATTTGTCCAGTAGTCGTACTTAAATTAGTAAATGCGCCTGTAGATGGCGTTGTTGCACCAATAGGACTATTGTCTAGCGTTGAATTGGTAATCGTCAACCCTGTTTGAATAGGGTTTGCCGTGGCATAAAATGGCTGGTTTTGACCAATAAACGTATTAAAACTGCCATCCAAGTTGAAGTACGCTTGAACTGGCAGTAAGTTTTGGTCAACAGTCAGGCTTGGGTTAGCCATTCACTACCCCTTTTATGACTGATCGTTAATACAAGTAACGTATAAGAGTCCAGCAGATGTTGTATTGCTAACGGCAGTCATGTAAAACGGAGATGTTGGTACAGCCAAAACTACTGGCGTAGTCATTAATGGCGGTAATACGAAGCTGCCAGGCGTCCCATCCGCGGGAAACGTAGCAACAGGCGCAGGCGTATAGTTTGCCACTGCAATCGCCATTGGTGCTGCACCAAGATTCAAAAACGATGCAAAGTTAACTTGATCGTTTGTATTATCATTGATCGTAACTGATGCGTGTGCCGTACTAGTTACCGACAAAGCATAAGTTTGACCAGCAACTCGTAAAACGCTGGTATTTGACATGATTACACCGCATTGACAGGTAATGGGCCTTCAGCACGAACAACTTGGAATATGTAAGCGCCAGCAATCGGTGTTGCAGTAGCTGACGTTGAATTCAAGAATTGAACGCTCAAAATTCCAGTTGTGTAGCAGTCACATTCCGCAGACACAATACCTGCCGTTTGAACGCCAACAGCACCAACACATTGAATAATGTCAGTTGTCTGTAGACCTGGCATAGTAAAGGTTTGTACCACAGAAATGTAAGGAGAAACACCTGAAGGTGTTAACGATGGCTGCATATAAAACGTTGATAACGCATTGCCGCGAGCAATAGTAGTTGAAGGCATAATTATTCCTTTAGGAAAGTAGTACTACTTAACTTATTTTACATCGTTTTGGAAACTTCTCAAATAATTACCAATATGCGCTACATAACTTTTCGTGCCAACATGACCCATTTCAAACTCAAAGTCTGCCCAAACTTTACCGCCAATGTCACGCCATCTTTGGCAAAATGCTAAATCTTCACTCAATCTATCGTCGGGCAAATCATAAGGGTCAAAGACTGGCCAAAACTCTGACGAATCATGCAATCCACGTTTCGTATGTTTTGGATATGCCTTTACCATCTGTTCTACGCAATTGCGCGAGATTTTCATAAACCCGCCAGGCAATCCCGCCACTTCAACCATACCTGTTTCAGGATCGGCAGGGTAACTGTCTTTAACATCTAATCGTAATGGGAACTCAATTGGGTCTTTCTTTCTTGGATAAACGCCACCACACAAATCTACAGGGTGATCGATAATTTTTAATAAAGCGTTTTCTTCCCAAAATACATCGTCATCAACAAAGACTAAAGTATCGCAACTTGAACGATAAAAAGTAGCAAGAATTGCACCTCTACTACCTGCAATATCAGAGTTACCTAAATCTTCTGCAAAACAGAATTTATCGCCTCTTAATAACAATTTAATTGAATCACGCATCAAACAACGCATTGTCTGTGTGCAAACCCGTCCAGTATAGACAGGCATACCAATCATAATGTCACGCTTCAAATTTATCCCCAAACAAAAAGCCCACCCTCACAATGAGAGCAGGCTTTAAGTTTACTACATATTACGACAGATCGTAACCGTAAACGTATACGTCAATCGTGCCAGTTGCCGAAGCAGTAGCAACGTTAACATACAGTGTTTGTGCAGTCTGTTGCAGAGCAGGATAAGATGCTGCGCTAACCGTAACATAACTTGTGGTTGTGTTTGCGGTAGTAGCGGCAGTCAAAATAGCTTGTGTGCTATTGCCTTGCGAGATTGCATTGTAAACACCAATATAAACGCTTGCGATACCTGCAACAGTTGCTGTGCCGTTTACTGCGTTGGCCAGAACAACCGAAACGGGAACGTATCCAGTTGCGTTGTTGATTGCGATAGGAGTGTCACCTGTTGCAGTCAAAGAAACTGCTTTCTGAACAGCCAACAAGCGCAATGCTTGGTTGGTTGCTAAGTTGGATGGGTGGGTGCTGACTGTACTAGCTGCGCCTGGGTTTGCCATGATAAATTTCCTTTTAAAGTTTAATAACGGGGGGCGAACCCCCCACTAAATTTAGGCTGCTACACGGCAAGCCAGTTCTGGATACAGAGGAGCCCAGCCGTACAAGACATCTAAACGCGTCGGGATCGAATCGTTGTTGATGGTGTACTGACGAACCACACGCATTGACAGACCAATTTCTTTGTCAGAAGCGCGACCTGCGAAGTGTACGCCTTCGGGCAACTCAAGGTCAGCCACTGCCAGCGTAAATGCGTTACGGTGCATCACGATGTTTTGTGGGGAAACTGTACCTGATTTGTCAAAAGGAGTAACAACAGCGCTTGACGAAGTTGCCGAAACAGAAACGTTTTGGAATTGACCAGCAGTAATGATTGCTGGCGAAACTGTCACAGAAGCTGACGAACCCGAACCGATGGTAACAGCACCAGTAACAACAAAGTTACGCAGTTTGTTTGAGCCATAAGCCTGGCGATTTTGTGGGTTAACTGCATAAACGTTGGCGATCTGGATAACGTCACCTTGCTGCAAGTTAGCGGCAGCAGAAGCAGCAGAAATCGTGATTGTCGAAGTTGATGCCCAACCAGAAGTCAGCGAACCAGTGAAAGTTGCTGTGTTGGTTGCCAAAGTTGCAGAAGCATACGAACCAAACGTCTGTGACACAACGTTCTGATCCATCTTCCATGACATACCAGCAGAGTCAACGCCCATCAAACCTTTTTCGTATTGACGTGCAATTTTCTCAGCAGGCATGAACAAACCTTTCAAGCTGTCAACGATAGTTGCAGAAGTAAAGGGTTCAACGATACATGAACGACGACCATCGCGTGGTGCGCCTTCAGCATCAAGGTAAGCGCCAGCAGTCAG